ATTGTTGTTAATGTGCTGGAAGTCAGCTCGCGCACATCCGAAGATCTGCTTGATACCAACTCCATAACGATCCTCGTAGGCATCTTCTTTGCGTCGCACGAGGCGAGGCTCAGAAGCATTACCGCAAATGAGCGCATCGGCACCCAAAACAATGTTACGGCGAGTACTGGCCGCGTTGGTACCAGAGCCAGGAACGCGAATACGGTTGTATTCGTGGACTGCGACGCCCTCGAAGATAACCTCCGCCCGACTGAATAGCGGATTATCAGCGCCCGCGCCCGTGCGCGTAAAGGCATTCTGATACGTATTCTTAATGTCGGCATCTGCCATCAAGTCGCTGACGGAGTAGACATGGGCCAAGAGGACATACATCTCTTTGCCGTCCACTTTCAACGGGTTGATGTTATTGATACGACACGTTTCGTAGACCTTACGCAGGTCCGCTGCACTCAGGGTGTCATTAGAAGAAATATCACCCTGGGCCGTGGCGTCATTGCTCCAGACCACTCGCGGATGCGCGGTAGCGGAAGCAAAGCCCGATTTGATTACGTGAGCGGCGTTGCCCTCGTAATGAGCATCCAAGATCGACTCTTCATACTGACCGGCGAGCCAATCTTTTAGTGCAGCAGCCGCCTCCTGCTCCATCTTGAGCGGGGTGCGGAGGTCCTGCAACTCAGGAGTTGCGAAACCCACTGCATGTTTCATCAGCTCAACAACAACCTCCATGTCGTAGAGGTTCATGTTCTCTTCTTGGTCGATCATCGAAGAGACGCCGAAGGTATACTGGTTGAGGACGGTAGCGCCCGTGCCAGATCCATCACGATCAGCCAAGCCGACGTTAGTCGTAAGCTGCTTGCGAAGGGCGAGGCGGATACGCTGGCCACGTTCCCGACCAAACTCATCTTTTACAACGATAGGGCTATCGCCCTTACGCTCGAAGGTGGACTCACTGCCATCCTCCTTCTTCATCAAACCACGCTGGTTGAACCACAGTTCATCCTGCGTTTCTACATGTAGCTTCTGCGAGAAAAGAATATTGACCAGTGGATCGGCCAAACTGGTCGCAGTACCAGTACCGGTTGTGAATACATTAGCTGCCATTGTTAGTTACCTACACAGGTTATTGCCTACCCCTCAGGATTATAGAGGGATTTTAGCATGTTATTACGCTCATCAGGAGGCATAGACGTAACAGCTCGCTGCATCTCTGGTTCAGAAAGGCTGCGGAGCCAATCTATCTTATCCCCGATAGGCGCACCTTGACTCGGCCTTGAGGCCGCACGATTGGTAGGAGACTGAGATTGCTGGCCAAGCTGACGCCCAGTGAGGCCCTCTTTGCGGGCTTCATTGGTTTGGGAGGCTACGAGCTGAGTCCGTAAAGCGGGAACTTGCCAAATCGATTCTTCTATAGCGCCCTCGTTGTAACGAAAAGCGCCTGAAGCATCCTCGGCTCCATATTCCGGTCCCCACTTTTGTCCTACGCGCTGTATTACCTTCTCTATATCAGCTTCACTTGCATTGTCTCCGAACTTATTCGCAACATAGTCGCGTACCATGCGTAGGTTATCCTGCACAATGCGATCTTTTTGCGATTGAACCGCTATCTCTTGCTGCGTTTCCGTCTTCAGCGTTGAAGTCTGAACGGCGATTTCCGATTTGATGGCATCCCCATACTCTTTCAGTAAACCAGCCATTGACGATTTATACCCCGCATCATCTTCAATTGGATCGGGCAAATTTGATATGCGCTCCTCCAAGTTAAAGTCTGATGTTGCGATATTCACCGCTTGCTGATTTTCTTCTGAGTTCTGAGAGCCCACCTTATCAATCACCTTGTTTAAGAGTTCGTTGACATCCTTCCGCTGAGAGGCGATCTCCTGATCTCGCTGCGTCTGTGCTTTCTGCCAGTCGCGCCGATTCCGGTGATCTGAGATAGCATCTTGGAGGTTTATGTCCTCCCCATCGATCTGAACTGTCTCAGGTAGCTGTTGGTCTTCCGAGTCCTGTGACTCACTGGACGCAGCATCGTAAGTTACTTCAGACATCATTCATTCTCCTTGACTTGCCCTTAAGCGCCAACAGGCTCTGGGGGGCTGTAGTCATTTACGGGTTTAAAAGCG